AAAATAACATAACCTATGACAATGGTATGTTTGGTACATGGACAGATGCACAGATCCCCAATACTTACTCTCATTATGCAGATCCTGTAATGGAGACTTTATTAATGAAAGTATTACCAGTCATGGCTTCTGAGACAGGATTAGATTTAATCCCTACTTATTCATACGCAAGAATTTATAAGAACGGAGATACTTTACATAGACACAAAGACAGACCAAGCTGTGAGATATCGACAACAATAAACTTGGGTGGTGAGCCATGGCCTATATTCATTGATGGAACAGGTGCTAATAATGTAGTCAATGAAAAACAAAATTTAGTTAAACCAGACGCTCCTGCAGGCACTAAGGTCTTGCTTGAAGTAGGTGATATGCTAGTATATAGTGGTTGTGAACTTGAACATTGGCGAGAGCCTTTTGAAGGTAACATATGCGGTCAAGTATTTTTACATTATAATCATGTAAATGGCCCATTTGCTGAGAAAAACAAATTCGATGGAAGACCTATGTTAGGCCTACCTGCATTTGTAAAATAGCAAGTTCTATACTACTACTAACTTTTGTTGTAAAATAAGATTATGCCTTTAACAAATGTACAAATAGCACCAGGATTTAATAAACAAGTAACAGAAACAGGCGCAGAAGGTCAATGGACTGATGGCGATTTTGTTAGATTTAGATACGGACTACCTGAAAAAATAGGAGGTTGGCAGCAGCTGACAACAAACACTTTAGCAGGAGTTGTAAGAGAACAAATTGTTTGGGCAGATTTAGATGGTAGACGTTACGTTGCTTTAGGTACTAATAAAGTATTAGCTATTTATTATGAAGGTTCTTTCTATGATATTACTCCATTAGCTGCGGTAATTACCGGAGCAACTTTTACTACCGTAAGTGGTTCACCAACAATCACGGTTAATAAAATAGCACATGGATTAGCAGAAGGCGATTATTTTACTTTTACTTCAGTAACCCCACCAGTTGGTGCTGGTTATGTTGGTTCAGATTTTACTACAAATAGTTTTGAAGTTGTAGGTGTTCCTAGCTCAGATACTTTTACAATTACAATGGCAGCTAATGCAGCAACTACTGTTGCTACAAGTGGATCAGCTAGTCTTAATCCTTATATTCGTTTTGGTCCATTAAACCAATCTGCAGGTTTTGGTTGGGGTACCTCTGGGTGGGGAGGAGCTTCTGGAATTGTAACAGTATTAAATGGTGCATTGTTAGATGACACTGCAGGTACGGGTGGTGCTGGAACAAGTATAACTGTTATCTCAACAACAGGATTTCCAACAACAGGCACAGTATTAATAGGAGCAGAATATATTTCTTACACAGGAATAACAACGACTAGTTTAACTGGAATTACAAGAGATGTTGGGGGCACAAGATCAGCGCATTCTAGTGGTGCTTCTGTGGAAGCTGTTACAGGTTGGGGTTCAGCTTCATTATCGTCAAGTGTATCTTTAGAACCTGCTTCTTGGTCTTTAGATCATTTTGGAGAAAAATTAGTAGCTACAGCTAAAAATGGACAAACTTTTGAATGGGACCCTATTCATGCAGACCCTTTAGCTCTAACAACAAGAGCAAATACAATATCAGGGGCACCTACAGCATCAATTATGTCAATAGTATCTGAAAGAGATAGACACCTAATTGTATTAGGAACCGAAACAACTATAGGATCTCCTTCAACAAAAGACCCGATGTTTATTAGATTTAGTGATCAAGAAAACTTATCTGATTATACTCCTACTTCAGTTAATACTGCAGGTACCTTTAGATTAGATAGTGGTACTACAATTGTTGGAGCTGCAAAAGCTAAAGATTATATTTTAATAGTAACGGATACTTCTGCATACGTGATGCAGTTTGTTGGACCTCCGTTTACTTTTTCAATAAGACAAGTTGGAAGCAACTGTGGATTGATTGGCCAGCATGCAATTAAATATGCTAATGGTAGAGTATGGTGGATGGGTCAAGCAGGTGGTTTTTTTGTTTACGATGGTACGGTTAAATCAGTTCCTTGTTTAGTAGAAGATTTTGTCTTTACAAACAAAGGAGATAATTTAGGATTAAACTATAATAATGGAGAACAGATTTATGCAGGTTTAAATCATTTGTATGACGAAGTTAGTTGGTTCTATCCTAAAAGTACATCAACTGCTATTGATAGGACTGTGACTTATAACTATGTAGAAAATACTTGGACAACAGGATCTTTATCAAGAACGTCTTGGCAGGATTCAACTTTATATTCTAACCCATACGCAACAGAGTTTAATGGAACAGCGATACCAACTTTTCCTACAATTCAAGGAATAACCAACATCAATGGAGCTTCAACTTATTACGCTCACGAAGTAGGCAACAATGAAGTGGATGCTGTAGGTAATAAAACAGCTATTGAAGCATTTATACAATCTGGAGATTTTGATTTAGGGGAAGGTCAGAATTTTATGAGTATGAGAAGATTTGTACCTGATTTTAAATTACTTACAGGTAATGCAGAGATTACTATTAATTTAAGAAGATACCCAAATGACGCTTCAACATCGTCGCCTCTCGGCCCTTTCACTGTAACAAGCTCTACAGATAAAGTGGACACTCGTGCAAGATCTAGATTTGCTAGTGTAAAAATTGCTAATACATCTACTGATCAGAATTGGAGATATGGTACTTTTAGAGCAGATATTCAACCTGATGGAATGAGATAATGGCAAGAGTAGATATAATAATACCAGAACCAACACCACAGTATACTGAAGAAAATCAAAGACAAGTGGCTCAGTCTTTACAAACTTTAAAAGATAAGTTAAATACTTCCTATCAAGAAGAAATTAAAAATGAACAAAACACCTTTAATTATTTTATGTCATGACAATTAGATATAAAAGCGAAACATTTGATTTAACTACGACTAATATTACGACAGTTTTAACTTGTCCTGCAGATGGAACTATTATTGTTAAAAATGTACAAGCAGTTCACGATACTGCAAGTGGTGTAGATACAGATTTATTTATAACAAAATCAGGAGCTTCCCGTGTTCAAATAGGACATGTTTCTTTAAACAAGTCTACCGACAATTTAATTAAAGAATCTCTAAACTTAGAAGCAAGTGATGTCCTTGAAATGCAAGCAGCTACAGCTAACGAAATTACAGGTGCTGTAAGTTATGCCTTAATAGATAGGTCACAGGAAAATGGCTAGAAAATTTAAAGACTATCACGAAAGAGATAAGCCTAAAAAAAGAGGTCCTCGAAAACATAAGAAGTCTTTATCTAAAAGTGAGAAGAGACAGAAAAGACTAAAACGTTATAAAGGCCAAGGAAAAGGCTAGACAAAAACTGTAAATAAAGGTATAAAAAAATATGGCTGATTTAATTAAAATACCCGCAGAAGCAAAAGAAATTATTAAACACAAAAGAACAGGCAAAGTATATGCTAGTAAAACTGATTTTGATAACGATGTTGCTGATGCCAACACTGACACTACTGTGGATGACTTTAGACAAGACCTTGAAATTAAAGTTACTAAGGTTTCTATGGGAGCGTTAACTAAAAAATAATGCAACCCCGTGGTGCCACTGAGCTACAAATGGAAATGCTTCACAAGCATGTTTCAAAAGAGCTACTAGATCAAGTACAGATATGTACTTCTATTCCTGGTAAGGTTCCAATTGATCCTAATAAAATAAATATACTTTGGCAAAAGAATTCTTGGGATCAACCAAACCTAAAAACATTCTTTTCAGATAAATCAAGACATAGTGAATATGATTGGTATGTATTCAATAGTCATTGGAATTATGAAAAATTTAGATATTTTTTTGATATACCAACTGAAAGATCTGTAGTTATTAAAAATGGTATAGATAAATTTCCTAAAAGAAAAATATATAAAAAAGGCGATCCTATAAAATTAATACATCATTGTACTCCTTGGAGAGGATTAAATGTTTTATTACGTGCAATGCAAGAAATTAAAAATCCTAATATTATATTAGATGTCTATAGCTCAACGCAAGTCTATGGCGATAACTTTAAAAAAAATAATGACGATCAATTTAAACCTTTGTATGAACAAGCTAAAAAATTACCAAATGTAAATTATATTGGTTATAAACCAAATGAGTATATTAGAAAGAAGATGCCTAATTATGACATGTTTGTTTATCCAAGTGTGTTTGAAGAAACTTCATGTGCATCAGCATTAGAAGCTTTAGCATCTGGAGTTCATGTGGTAACAAATAATTTTGGAGCTCTATATGAAACATGTGCAGAATGGCCTGTATATGTAAATTATACTAGCAATTATGAAACAATGGCTAAAGATACAGCAGCAGCTATTGAAATTGCAGCAGGATACTTACATGAAAATTTTATACAAGATCATTTAGAAGAACAACAAAAATTTTATAAAAGATTTTATAGTTGGCAAAAAAAAGGAATGGAATGGACAAGTTTTTTAAAAGGAGCAATAAATGAAAAAAAGTAAAACTTATATAAACGAAGATACTTATCAAACATTAAAAGATTTAAAAGTGTCTTCTCAACCTGGGGAAAAGGCAATTGTTCCTATGTGGAAACCAGACAGAGAAGTACAATTAAAATTAAAAGATCCTATATCTTTATTTGTTGCAACACCAGTACACAGTGATTGTTCAATTCATTATACTCAAGCGTTATTAGAATTACAAAAAGTATGTTTACATAAAGGTATTAAAGTAAGTTTTCAACTAATGAAATCTTCTTTAGTTACACAAGGTAGAAATTTATGTGTAGCTGGATTTTTAGAATCAGATTGTACGCATATGTTATTTGTTGATTCAGACATATATTTTCATGCAAATTCTATAATATCAATGCTTGAAAAAAAAAAAGATTTAATATCTATACCTTATCCTCTTAAAACTTTAATGTGGGATAAAGCATTTAACAAAATGAAAGAAGGTGAATTAAAAAATGCAGAGGATATAAGAAAATCCTTGCATACTTATCCGATGAAATTAGAAAACGCTAATGACATAAATATAGTAGAAGGTGTAATAGAAGTAACTCATAGTCCAACAGGATGTATGCTAATTAAAAGATCTGTGTTTAATAAAATGATTAAGGCTTATCCAGATAAGAATATTGTCCAAAAAACTGTTATTAATGGAAAGTACGTGGATAAACCTAATATGTGGAATTTTTTTGACTGCACTCATGATCCTGTGACAAAAACCTATTTAGGTGAAGATTTTTCTTTTTGTCAATTATGGAAGAATATAGGAGGTAAATGTTATGCCTATATTATGGATCCTATCGTACATGTGGGAGAACATAGCTATGAAGGTTGTTTCTATGACGAGTTGATAAAGCGTAAGTAAAATGCTAATATTGTACATAACAATAAAAAATTATTATGGATCCATTCACTATAGCAGCAGTAACATTCGGTGTACAAAAACTTAGAGGTAAGTCCACAAACAGAGCTTTAAGAGATGGTATATTTGCAGGTAGTTTAGGTCAAGCTGCAGGTATGGCAGGTCTTGGAGGTTTTCAATCATTTGGTGCTGCAGGAGGCATGGGTGGTGCCAATGCTTTAGCAGGTCAAGGGATAAAAGGACAGTTTGCTAACACAGGTGTTATGCAAGGACTAGGATCTTTATTTCCACAACTAGGTGGTGGTCAAGCAGCTACTCCTGCTTTAGGAGGTGATCCAGGAACTATGCAAGGTTTAGTTGGTAATGAAGGTGGAGGAGGTTTCTTGTCTAAACTAATGCCAAAAACAACTGCTGGAAAAATAGGAACAGGTTTTGCACTTACATCTCTTTTAGGAGGTATGGGTGGAGATGACGGACCAAGATCTTACTTAGCTCCTATTCCAAATCAAGCTTACAGTAAGTATGCTAAGTCAGGAGCTCCAGGAACTCCTACAGGATTTATGACAAGAAATTACGAGACAGGTGAAGACACACCTTTAGAAGATGCAGAAACTTATCAAACAGTTGAAGATATTTTAGGAAGTGAACCAACACAGAATTTTAAATCAGTTAATTTTAATACTGGTGGATTAGCAAGTATTGCAAAATTTAATGAAGGAGGCCTTGGACAAATGTTGCCTTCTAAACATAGCCACAGTGAAGATGATTTAAACAATTATACTAGAGCAGGTGGTTTTGTTAAAGATGGTGCTGGAATGGGTGATGAAAATGAAGACACTATGTTAGCTCAATTAGCTGATGGTGAATTTGTATCAAGATCCGCCGCAGTTAGAGGAGCAGGTATTATTGCTGGAGCAGATTTAAACAGTAAAGAAGACCAAAGAAAAAAAGGTGCTGAGTTTTTTTATGAACAACAAAAACGTTTTAAAAGAATTATGGATATACTAGATGCAAGCAGAAAAGATAACTAAAGCTGAAATAGAATGTTTATTTATAAAGCCTTCAGAAGTAGAAACTTTTTGGCCTTTAGTTGAGTTTTTTGTTGCAGAAGCTTTAAAGTATAGCGGTCAATACGCTGAACCAAAGCATGTAAAAGAATTGTTAAAGAAAAACGTAATGCATTTGTGGATTATGTTTGGAAAAGACGAAGACGGAGAAAGCAAAGTATTTGGTTGTTGTACTACAAGGTTTTTTGACAATCCAAATTTTAAAGAGCTTCAGGGTCTTATCTGTACAGGTAAGAAAATGCCTTTATGGTTCCCTAAGTTAATTAAAGCAGCTGAAGAATTTGCTAAAATAAACAACTGTAAAAGAATTACAGCTTTAATGAGACCGGGGTACAGAAAGATTATGAAAAATTTTGATTGGAAAATGAAACACTGTGAATTTCAAAAGGAGTTAAACTAATGAGTATATTTGGCGGCGGAGGATCCTCTGGAGGAGGAGGTGGTGGTAGTAGTGTACCAGCTACAACTACACAATACATAAGGGAAGCACCTGGAATTGAGGAAAGAAAATTAGGATTAATGGATACTGCAGCATCGCTTGCAAAAACTCCTATTAATATTCCTGCAGTTCAAGCACAAGGTTTAACAGGATTAGAAAATCAAGGTATTACAGCGTCAGGTGTTACTGGACTTGGTGCTCCTACAACTGGACTTGGTATAACTGCAGTTAATAATGCTTTAGCAGGACCAAATATAAATCAATTTTTAAATCCTTATCAATCATATGTCACAGATGAAATTGGAAGACAAGGACAAATGATGCAAAATCAATTATCCGCACAAGCAGTTAATCAAGGTGCATTTGGTGGAGGACGTGAAGGTGTTCAACAAGCGGAATTACAAAACCGTATCCTTGGACAACAAGGTCAATCTCTAGCAACAGGATTTCAACAAGCAGGTCAACTAGCTGCAGGTCAACAACAATTAGGAATACAAGGTGCAGGTCAATTGGGTGCATTAGGTAGTCAGCAACAAGCTATGGGTCAAGCAGATATCAATCAATTAATGGCTGCGGGTGGATTACAAAGACAACTTGGTCAACAAGCTCTTGATGCTACTAGACAAACTGAATTACAAAGAGCTTACGAACCTTATCAAAGAGCAGAGTTTACTAAAAACATTTACGCTGCAGGTCCTACAAGTACTTCTGCATTAACACAAACTACTACTCCTCAATCTGGGGGAAGCGGTTTAGCACAAGCTGCTGGAGCAGGACTTGGTGCATATGCAACTTATTCAATGTTAAATAGAAACCCTACAGCGGGCGCAACCGGCCAAGTAAGATAAGGAAATTTAATGGATAAAACCTTAAATAGACCTCTGTTTAGAAAAAAAGCTCAAGAGCTTAATAAAATAGATGGTAAAGCTGTTCCTAAATTTTTTGTTGGCGGAATTATGTCAGCTGGAAATATGCTTAGAACCGCTGCCACACCTGCATATAGATACCTAGCACCTAAAGTTTCTAAATTTATGGCTAAACCTGCAGTACAAACAGGTGTAGTAGGATTAGAAGGTTATGGTATTGGCGTAGGTTCTAGAGAAATGGCTGAAGGTGTTAAAGAAGGAGATACAGGTAAATTTTTATCTGGAGCTTCTTACGCAGTACCTGGAATGGCTTTCTTGCCAGGAAGTGCTAGACGATCCGGAATAACAGCATTAAAAGAAACTGGGGAATTTATGGCCCCTAGAATGAAAGACATTACTAGAAAAATAGTATCTAACCCTGGAAAAACAGCATTAGCATCTATAGGAACTGGTATTACTGGAAACATGATATCGCCACAAGAAGTTGAAGCACAAAGACCTGAAGCAATGTCTATAGAAGATTATCAAGCAGATATACAAGACAGATTAATTTACAATAAACCAGAATACAATCCAGATCCTAAAAAGAAAGTTACAGAAAATTTAGCTGATTATAGAAAGCTAGAAGAAGAATCTAAAAACAATCCTATTGGTATTGAAAATCCAATGACTGACGGTGAAAAAACATTAAACGCACAATTAGGAATGGCTAACACTGTAAATGAAGTTGCTAAAAAATTAGGAGTTGAAGATGCTTCTACTGCAACAGATGAACAAATCAAACAAATAGCAATTGAGTCTAATGTAGACGAACCTACTTTAAGACAAATGATTGGCAAACCTTCTGGAGACGCAGGAGACATGCCACCGGCCAACCCAGATGGAGTTCCTGTACTTACAGGAAATGAAAGTCCTGCTGAAATAGAATATTTAATAAACAAAAGAAAAAGAGATATGGCAGGAGCTAATGAAACTTCTAAAACTTCTGAATTAGCTACAGGTTTTGCAGATTTCAGAGATCAAATGAATCAAATGACGGGGAATACTCCTGAGAATTTAAATAATTTATTAATGATGAGAACTGCTGCAACTTTATTATCAGGAAAAACTACACAACCTGGTTTTAGAGGTTTTGCTGATGTAGCAGGTCAAGCTTTAGGATCCACTGCAGATATGATGATTGGTTTAAAAATGAAACAACAAGATTCAGATATGAAGTTAGCACAAGCTTATTTAAAAATGAAACAAGAAAAAGCTAAAGGAACAGAAATGTTAACTACTGGAGATAAAACAGTTAGAGTAAATGATCCTTCAGTTCCAGGTGGTTTTAGAAATGTTAGAGTATCTTTAGGTAAAGACAATAAATTTTATCAAAGAACAATGAACCCAGATGGAACACAAGGTTTTGTAGCAGCAGATTTCACTGGTACTGATGTGAAAAGAAATGATGAAAAACTTAACAAAGCTCTTATGGGTCTAGAAGACAATAGAAGAGGTGGAAAAATGGTAGACTTTGTAATTCAAAATGCAGGATCAGGTGGAACTAAAGCTGCTTTAGGATTATTAGCTGAGGATACTTTAGGTACTTTTGATTTCTTTGCAGGTGGAAATGTAGGAGGAGACACTTCAGTTATTGATGATCAAATTAGAGCTGAAATGGCTAATACTTCAGGAAGAGAAGGATTTGACATAAGTGGAGGCAGGGTAAATATTTTTGCAAAAGAATCAGATAACATGACTAAAAGATTTAATTCAGATTTAGAAGATGCTAGAAAAAATGGTGCTAAAGAAGTTGAAAAACAATTAAAGAAAGCTGGGATTGTAGCTAAAAACTATAGACCTACAGAGCAGGATTTAAGAAAATACACTAGACTAGCTTTAATTGAGCAACGTATGAAATACATTGTAGCAAACGCAAACAAATCAGAAGACAGATTAACACAAAAAGATATTGATAACGCTGCTAAACGTACTCAAATTATTAAGTACATTACTTCACCAAGAACTATTAGATTAAACTATGAACAGTTAAGACAAGAGTTTGGTGAAAAAGCAGGAACTTATTTAAATCAATACAAATTAAATGGTGGTGATGAAGACTTTATTATAAATAACTTTATGGATATTCCTGGAGTTAAAATGCAGTACGATCAAAAAAATAAACAATATCAACAAAGCCAACAAGTTGAAAACACAGTTTCTAGAAGAGATATATTAAATACTATACCAATCGCTGGAGGTTAAAAATGGCTTCATTAAAAGAACTCCAATCAGCAATAGATCAAAAGAAAATTGACACCAGAAGTCTTGCTCCAGAACAAATGGAAGCATTAGACCAAGCTTTTAAAACAGGAGAGCTTAAAGGATATGAAGGAGCAGAGGACTACTCTAGATTAATTAATTTAGGTGCAGAAAGCGTTGCTGGTGTAAAACAAAAAAGATTAGAAGGCATGAAAACTGCTACTGGAATGGAAAGAGGAGATCTTGTATTCTATGGAGCTGCTGGAGCGTCTATGGTTCCTTATTTTAAAAACAAAGACGCACTTATGGATGCTTTTGTTCAACAGGGATTTAAAGATAGATATGGAGTAGACACTCGTTTTGGAAACATGAGTGATATGTACAATAAAAGATTTAGTGTATTAAAAAATTCTTTAAAAAAACTACCTAACGTAAGAGGCCCTGCAGGTATTCCTATAAGAATGTTAGGTAATTTAGCGGGTATGGTAGATAACACAATTGACTTTTTTCAAAAAGCAAGAAAGTTTGGTACTACTCCTCAATTAGCAACAGAAGCTACTTCTTTGCTTGCAGGTGCTACAGGAGCTGGAGCAGGTTCTATTTTATATGATATGGGAAATTTAGGTTCTGATTTTGTAGCAGCAACTTCTGCAGACATGGCTAACCTTACAGATAACGATATTAGAAAATTACCTTTTGCTGAAAGAACTTTATTTAATGCATTAAGTGAAGCTAACAATGATATGCTTTGGGCTGGTGGAGCTTTGTCTTTATTACCTGTAGTTAAATTTGCAGTAAAATCGGGAGTAAAAAATCAATTAGGATTAAATTCAGAGCAATCTAAAGAAATAGCAAGGTCTTATGAAAGAGTAGGACTAAAACCAAATGTTGCAACTTTAATTCCAGGAAACAATGCTTTTCAAAACTTTTTTAAAAAGTTCTTTAGTACTATTGGGGTATATCCTTTGGTATCAGGTCCTTTAGTTAAATTTAATAAAGATACAAATAAAAAATTATCTCAAGAAGCTTTTTTAGAAGCAGCAGATAATTTAAATTTAGCACCAGGAAGCAATATAAGTATTATGAATTATGCTGGAGCAAATGAAATAAAAAAAGAATGGGGTAAAGTTTTAGATACAATTAGCACAGAATATGGAGAAGTTAGAAAGTATTGGGAAGAAATAGGTAACCCTAAATTTATACCCACTAAAACAGTTAAACAAGAAACAGAAAGATTAATTGAACAAATAAAAACAGAATATCCTACACAATACTATGACCTATTTGATAACACAGGTCCTGGAAGAGATTTATTACCTACTGATGATACTTTAGTTCAATATGTAAGATACTTAAACGAAATCACTAGAAATAAAGGACACATTAGAATGAGTGACTGGTCTGGTTTATCAAGAATGCAGACAGCAGCTTATACAAATACAAAATTTAATAATGTTAAACCTCAAATATTAGTTATTAGAAATGCTCTTGAAAAAGATTTAAATAGTATGAATGATGCTACGGTTAGAAGTAATTTAAAAAACGAAATATTTAAAGATGAATATGCAGACATTCTAGGAAAAGAAGGTCCACAAGCTGCTGAAGATTTTATAGATAAAAATATAAGAACTGCAAATTTAGGTTTTAACAGATTGAAAGAAGCTAACAGTTTTTATTCAATGGTTTTAAGACCTTTTAATACTAATAAAGTAGCTAAACAATTAAGAGCAATGGATAGTAAGTTGTTTGCTGATAAAGGAATTGAAATGGTAGGCCCGGCAACTATATATCCTGACGAAATTTTTGATAAAGTAATTAGAAGAATTTTAGCATCTGATAGTCCTGATGCTGTTAAACAATTAAAACAAGTATTAGGAGTAACACGTTCAAGTTACGATATTTTAGATGAAGCGGGTAAGGTAAAAAGAACTGTTAAAATACCTAACAGTAAAGAATCTCAAGAAATGTATGATCGTTATGTAAGAACTTGGTTCTGGGATTCATGGAATAATTCTATGCAATTTCCTCTAAGAGACCACCAAGGATTGTCTGCTCAAGCAATTGCAGCTCAAGCTTCTAAAAAAGGTTTTAAGACTAAAAGATTATTTCAGTTAGATGATATTACAGAACAAAGAATAAGAGCTAAAACAAAAACAAATGAAACTTTTGATGTTACAGAAATAGATGGTAGAGTTTTTACTGAAGGTCAAGGAATGGCTAATTTAAATGATGGTATGATTAGAAATCATGATTTTGGAGAAATAGATATTGATAAGTTTGTAAAAAATATAGGTCTAGATCAAGCTCAAGGACAAGATAAAATTAGAGAAATATTTGGAGGAGGAGTTGCGGGAGAAAAAGCATTGCAAAGAGTAAAAGACATTGTTGCTATTAAACGATCTTTAGATTCAGTTGATTTTACGGACCCTTCTAAATTCGTACAAAGATCAATAACATTAAGAGCAGGTTCTTCTGGTGGAATATTAGCTGGAGCAACTTCAGCTGCTTTTGGTTTTGGTAGTACGTTTAAATTAATTTTAGGAGCTAGAATTTTTGGTACTCTTTTAACTAACCCTAAAGTTGCAGAAAACTTTATGGAAATGAATAAATACATGAGATTTATGTCTGATGATCCTAATGTATATAAATTATCTCCACAGTTAGTTCCTAGAGCATCTAGAACGTTTGCAAGATTTATAAATAGTTTAATGGAAGCAGAAGGTGATGATTTTAGAGTAGATCCTAACAAAATAGATTTTCAAGAGATTAGACAGAAAATACAAAGCCTAGATCCTAACATTCCTTTATCTAATAAATTTGATTTTGGTACAATGCCTAAGTTTACTAGAGACAGGATTTATCCTGAGTTTGAAACAGCTAAAAACTTAACTCAAAGTTCAGCAATGGCTGGAGAAGAATTCCTGCAAGGAGCTAATTTAATGGCTAAGAGTGAGGATAACTTTGATCAGATAGCTAACTCAAATCCTATGTTACAGGCAACTGAACCTCAAGCAATGGTTCCCCCACAAAATACACAACCACAACAAGCAATGAATACTGGTCAAATGCCACAGGCCACCGGACAAAACAATGCCCAGACTTTTGCTTCTTTATTTCCTAGAGATAACTTAGGTCAAGCAGTAGCTAATAACACACAACAACCTATGCAACTTAACAAAGGTGGTTTTGTTGGAAAAGAATTTATAGACGATATATATGAACAAGTAGAGGATGTATTAAATGCCTAAAAGATCTGCATTAGATAAAATTGAATACCATGAAAAGATCTGCAGATTAATGCAAAAACAAACATTCGAAAAAATTGAAAAAATAGAAACTCGTATTAATAGACTAGAGAAGTTTATTATAGGGGGTTTAGGAGCTATACTTTTAGCTGTACTTTCTAACCATATGTAGTAGTAATATCGAATGATATTTATAGAAAACATAGAAGACAATTCATTTACATTAACTGAACTAGAATTAATAAAAAAATTTCCTTACAAAAAATATTCGAGAGCTAAAGATCCTAAAACAGGTAAACGTATGTATTCTGTAGATGGAACTAAATTACCATCTGTAACTACTATACTTGGAGCAACAAAAGATAAAGAATCTATTGAAGCTTTGGAAAAATGGCGACAGCGTGTCGGAGAAGACGGAGCGGAAAGAATAAAAAATGAAGCTTCTGCTATGGGAACTGAAATGCACTTAGTTATTGAAAAATATTTAGAAGGAGAAGGTTATTTAAATATTTCTGAAAAAGGAAACAGAGCTAGAAAAATGGCTCACACTATTCTTAAAAATATTGGAGGACTAACTCAAGTTTGGGGAAACGAAATTAGTTTAGCTTACCCAGAAAAATTTGCAGGAGCAACAGATTGTATTGGAGTTATAGATGATAAAGTAACTATCTTTGATTGGAAACAAACTAATAAACCAAAAAGAAGAGAGTGGAGTGCTGTTCAAGATTATTTTGTTCAGTTAGGAGCCTATAGTTTAGCCCATGAAAGCATGTACGGAAAGATAGATCAAGTTAAGATATGTATGTGTTCAAGAGATTTTAACTATCAAGAATTTACTTTAGAAGGTCAAGAGTTAAAAGACTACCAGGAAAAATGGTGGGAACGATTTGACAAATATTTAGAAACTATAAAATAATTATTTTAACCAATCTTTAAAGTCATCACCTAAAGTTTCAGTCGCTAATTTATTTTTGTTTTTTAATGAAACTAAAATTCTTTCATCTAAAGTATCTTTACAAATAAGGTCTGTGTATAAAACAGTTTTAGTTTGTCCGCTTCTATGTGCTCTGTCTTCTGATTGTCTTCTAACTTCATAGTTAAAACTATTAGAGAAATAAATAACATTAGTGGCTGCTGTTAAAGTTAAACCAAAACCTCCTGTAGTAGGATTGCCTACAAAAAATCTACACTCATCATCTTCTTGAAATCTTCTCATGGCTTTAGTTCTGGTAACTGAATCAATTGCACCGTAGTTAGCTACAACAGATTTAACTCCATATTTTTCTTTTAAAAATTTTATAATAGATTCAATGTTGTAAATATAGTTTGCCCAAATAATAATCTTTCCTTCAGATTCTTCTATTATATCCGATAAAGCATGTAGTTTAGGATTTTTAAATTCTTTTAAATCACCATCATTTGTTTTAACAAAACCATTGCATACTTGGTGAAGTCTAATTATTTCAGTTAACTTATTGTTATACGAAACCGTTTCATCTTCTATAATTGCAATAGCAGCTATTCTTAACTGTTCATAAAATTTCTTTTGGTCATCATTCATTTCAATATATCGTTTAGCATATTGTTTAGGAGGAAGATCAAGACATTCATCTTTAGTTACTCTGTAAGAAAATTGAGATAGTTTCTCTTCTAATTCTTTTATGTGAACATATTTAACAGGTATTTCTGTGTACTTACCATTGCCTAGATCAAGCCTATGTGTAATACAATATCTATTTCTAAATGTGTAGTAAGAAGAAAACCCTAAATGTTTTTGATCTAAAAAATTACATTGTGTGTAAAGATCTAATGGTGATTTAGTTACAGGAGAACCAGTTAATATTCTTCTGTATTTAGAATAGTCTCCTAATTTAAGAACGTTTTTAGTTCTAATTGCTTTATGGTTTTTTATAGTAGTCGATTCATCTACAATAGATAAATTGTTTTTGTGATTATATAAAAATTCTGTAGCACCTTTAAGACCTCTTGAGGTAGATAAAGCTTCAATATTCATACAAAAGATTTTTAATTTTCCATGAGTATCATATGATTTTGCTAATTCTTTTGGTTTAGTAATGTTCCAAGAATATATTTCGTATTCTATGTCAGGAGACATGTGTTTTTTAATCTCATCAAACGCCCATACAGTGTAAACTGATTTAGGTGCTAGTATTAAAACTCCAGTAATGTTTCTGTTGATTCTTAAAAGTCCTATATTATCAATTGCGACTTTAGTTTTTCCTGTACCCATTTCCATGAAAAACGCATAAGTGTCCTTATCCCAGGATTTTTCAAGGCACGTTTTTTGGTGTTCATATGGTTGTGTTTTAAAGTTAAACAAGTTCAACATAATGCTTGACTTATAATCTGTAATGTTTATATAGTCAACATAATAAAGGAGGTCATATTTATGAACCTAGAACAACTAACAACGATAAATATAAAAACTGATGAAGTCAAAGAAATATCTGAAGCTTGTAACAAGCTTACTTCCCAGAATCAAAAAGTTGAAACTCTTGAGAAGTCTCTTAAAGAGGCTGAAGAAGAAGCTAGACGTTTATCGGAAGAGGTGATACCAACACTTATGCAACAAGCAGGAGTGTCTTCTATTAAATTAGATAACGGTACATCTGTTGAAGTTTCACCTTACTACTATGCGAAAATCTCTGAAGATAGAAAAGCGGAAGCTTTTCAATGGTTGCGTGAGAACGACCATGGGGATCTGATAAAAAATAATGTATCAGTATCGTTTGGTAAGGGGGAAGATTCTAACGCAGTAAATTTAAAATCTGAGTTAGAAGCTAAAGGTCTTGTCGTAGACCAAAAACAAGACGTTCATTGGCAAACTCTTCGAGGATTTGTAAAAGAGCAAATTGAGAAGAATAAAACACTTCCATCGGAAACGTTTGGATTGTATATTGCCAACCGAACTAAAATAAAAACTAACAAATAAAACCTAAGAGGTAACAAATGAAGACACAAGAAAACACAGAAGTAGCTGTCAAAACTACTGCTGATGCACCTATGGCTGTAAACATGGAACAGTTTGCTGGTGCAGGATCGGAAAACATTACATCAAAAGATGTATCACTTCCGTTCTTAAAAATACTTACTAATAACTCACCATACGTAACACAAGGTGAGGCTAAATTTATTAGTGAGGCAAGACCTGGACAAGTAATTAACTCAGTTCTAAACAAACTCTATAATGGGTCTGAAGGATTTGAAGTTGTTCCTTGTTTCTTTAAATTCGAATATGTGGAATGGGCAGACAGAGGTACACAGAATTCTGTTGCACCTGTTAACTCATATCCTGCTGATTCGGATATAATGACTAAAACATCAAGAGGCGATGATCGTAAAGATAGACTTGCTAATGGCAATTATATTGAACCGACTCATTACCACTATGTTATGTTAGTAGGAGACAATGATCAACCTGCTGAAACTGCAGTTATTGTCATGAAAGCCACGCAAGCAAAGAAATCCAAGAAGTGGAATTCTATGATGCTATCCCAAAGAAGAAAGGGTAAAAGTGGTATGTTTCAACCGCCCACATGGTCTCAAATATATAAATTGAGAACTGTGGTAGAAAAGAACAGTTTAGGTTCTTGGTATGGTTGGGAAGTAGATCATGTCAAAGATATACCTAATCAAGGTTTAATGGATAGTGCTATGGCTTTCTATGAATCTTGTAAAAAAGGTAATGCCAAGGTCAATCTGTCCGAGGATCAGCAAGAACAAACAGGTACGAAAGCTCCCTTTTAATGAGTTCACTAAATTTTTTTAGTAAACTTTTTGGGGGCTTAACATCTGCCTACGGAACCTATGAGCTCAACGGAGCTCATAGGGAAGATGGTAAAGCTGAAGGTCGTGCCTTAACTAAAAAAGGTGACGTAACCATAGAATTATTTAGACAACATTTAAATGGACAATTAAGTTTAGGAATTGTTCCTATTATGAAAGACAACCAATGTAAGTGGGGTTGTATAGATGTAGATGAGTATGACGGATTTAATCCACTTATTGCAATTAAAAAAATTAGAGATTTAAAATTACCTTTGTTTCCATACAGATCTAAATCTGGTGGATTACATATATTTTTACATATTGATGGAGTAATTCCTGCAACTGATATGATTGATAAGTTAACACAACTTGCAAGTCGTTTAGGTTTAGCTGATTGTGAAATATTTCCAAAACAAAGAACTATAAATGTTGAGTTAGGTACAATTGGTAACTGGTTAAACTTGCCTTATCAAAATGCTAAATTTACAACTAGACATGCAATAGATGATAAAGGCCAATCAATTGCAATAGAAGATTTGGAGAAAGCAGTAACCCCTTATTTAGTTAAACCAGAAGACTTTTATAAAATTAAAATAGAAGAATTACATGATGAAGACCAACAGTTTAATGATTATCCACCATGTGTTCAAAGTTTTATTAAAAATACAGTAGAACCTGGAGAAGGCAGAAACGATGCTTTGTTTAATGTAGGAGTTCTTATGTTAAAAAAACATGGTAAAGACGGTGCATGGGAAGATGGGTTAAGTGAAGTAAACAAGAATTGGAAAGACAATGCGATACCTGCTAAAGAATTAAAAGCAACTGTAATTAAAAGTTTAAGTAGTGAAAAGACTTATAACTATAGATGCAATACTCCTATTGCTAAAAAGTTTTGTGATCAAGCTGCATGTGTAAAAAGAAAGTTAGGTATAGGTAAACATAACTATAGTTTTTCAATAGATAGTTTTCAAAAGATAAGCACTAAGCCACCTAAATATATTTTAACAATAGATAAAAAACCTATTAGATTAACAGGTCAACAATTATGTCAGCAACAGTTATTAAAAACAGAATTGTTTGATGCAGATATTGTGTGGAAAACAATGGAGAAGGAAGGATTTAATATGTGGTTAACTTTCCTTAAATCTATGCAAACTGAAGTAGAAGGATATGACTTTACAGATGATGACAAAGATGAGTTTGAGTATCTGTTTAGAAACTTTATTGATGATAGCCAACTTGCAGATCATATAACACAAACACAAACTGATTATATTTTTGAAGATGATGGACATCTATTTTTTAGAGCAGAAGTATTTAAAAAGTTTTTAAAGAAGGATGGAAATAATATGAAACCTTCTGAAGTAAAAGAACTTCTTATTGATAATGGTGCAGAGTACATAAGATCTCACAGTGACTACAAAGGGAGACTATGGAAAATACCTAAGCCTAAACAAGAAAACATAAAAGAAAGAAATGTTAAATTCACACAACAGGCAGCTCCATTTGACCCAGATAGCCAATAAAACTTTTAAGATATTTGGTCCTCCAGGCACTGGAAAAACCACTAGGCTAATAAAATTAATTGAAAAACATTTAAGGTTAGGAATCCTACCTCATGAAATGGTATATGTATCTTTTACTAACAAAGCAATTAACGAAGCAGTAACAAGAGTCCTTGCTAAGTTTACACAATACAAAGAAGAAGACTTTGGTAATTTTAGAACTATTCATTCTTTTTGTAAGAAACAGTTTTCTACTCCTGTATTAGATCCTAGAGTAGATATGTTAAAGTTTCATACAGATTGGGGAACTATATCAGCTAATTTTTCTGAAGATGATGCAAACAGTAAAGTATTTAATAACTGGTCATTAAGAGTCTATGATAAATCCAGAAACATGTTAGCAGATCCAATAGAAGTATATAAAGCGGAACCTATTAAAAAAGTAAGACTAAATCAATTTACAGATATTGTTAGAAATTATATTAAATTTAAAAAAGATAATAAAATGGATTTCACAGACATGGTAGAAAAATATGTGAAAGAAATAGATCCACCTGAATACAAAGTATTTATAGTTGATGAAGCTCAAGACTTAACTCCATTACAATGGGAGTTTGTAAATAAAGTTGCAGCTACATCAAAGAGAGTTTATCTAGCTGGAGATGATGATCAAGCCATTTATGAATGGAATGGTGCTAAGGTTAGATGTTTTTTAGACTTTCCAGGGAAGATATTTATATTAAATAAGTCTTATAGATTAAACGAAGTGATTCTTAATTTTTCTAAGGAAATACTTAAATTTATAACTGAAAGACAAGAAAAAGATTTTACTCCTGTTAAAAAAGGTGAAGGCTATATTGAGACTTATAATAGATTTAATGAAATACCTTTTGAAAGTATAGGAGGATCTTGGTTTGTTTTAGGCAGAGTAGGAGACAATGTAGAGGAATTAAAGGAACATGCTAGGCAAAAAGGTTTGTATTTTCAGGATATGAGAGGTAATAAGTCTTTTAATATGAATAAATGGAATGCTATTGAATACTGGTTTTCTTTAATTAATGGTGATTCCATTACAAAAGAACAGGTGGGAGTTCTATATGAGTTCATAAACGAGATTAAAAAAGGATGGAGAAAGATTGATAACAAGGCATGGAGTGATATTCACCCAAACCAACCCCTTGATATAGAATTTTTAAAAAGTAATTGTGGGCTACAGGCCACCGGCACAAATTGGTGGGAAGTATTAAATAGAAAATTTACAACAAGAGACTTGGATTATTTTGAAACTATGATAAAAAATAAGACACAGTTTAATGATAAAGCAAAAATAATCATAGACACAATACACTCCGTAAAAGGAGGAGAAGCAGATAACGTAGTACTATATGAAAAAACTAATTGGCCATCTAATTTCGCATCTAAGAATGGGAAGGACAAAATGGCCGAGGCGCGTGTTTGGTATACTGGTGTTACGAGGAGTAAGAAATCCCTTCATATCCTCTCTACTAATCATCCATATTTTTTTCCTTTGGGGCGTATTGCATCTTATTTCAGAAGGACGGTTATAAATGAGTGATAAAGATATGTTTAAAGATAGTTTTCCACAAGATAGACAAATTGGTGGATCCCATTATAAAAAATTTCCTATTCAACCTTATGAGTTTATTTCTAAAAATAATCTTTCTTTTTTTCAAGGTTGTGTTGTGAAATATGTTTGTAGGTACTTGTTTAAAGGAACTGCAATTCAAGATCTAGATAAAATAATTCATTATTGTGAATTAGAAAAATTAAAACTAAAAGACACAAAGGTTAAAAAATGACAACAGAACTTGTATTTAATCAAACAGAATCAGATTGGAAAGCTCCGGAGAGTTACCCAGATCTATCTGACAGATCTATTATTGCAGTTGACTTAGAAACCAGAGATCCAAATATTAAAACTAAAGGACCAGGATGGGCAACCAAAGATGGTGAAGTAGTAGGGATAGCTGTAGCTGCAGATGGTTATAAAGGTTACTTTCCAATAGGTCATGAAGCTGGTGGTAACATGGATAAAAATATTACACTTCGTTGGTATAAAGAACTAATGGAAAACAATGTAGATAAGGTTTGTCACAATGCTTCTTATGATATTGGTTGGACTAGATCCCTTGGTATAAAACCAAAAGGTAAAATTATAGATACTATGATTGCAGGTGCATTAATTAATGAAGACAGATTTAGTTATTCATTAAATGCTTTGTCTTTTGATTATTTAGGTGAAGTTAAATCAGAAGCACAGTTAAGAGAGAAAGCAGAAGAATGGGGTATAGATCCTAAAGCAGATATGTGGAGATTACCTGCAGGTTATGTGGGTCCTTATGCAGAGCAAGATGCTGAACTAACTTTAAAACTTTGGAATAGATTTAAAATAGAAATACAACAACAAAATTTATCTAATATTTTTGATCTTGAAACTAGCCTACAACCTATTTTAATAGAAATGCGAGAGCATGGTATTAGAGTAGATTTAAGTAAAGCAGATGGTTTAAAAAAATCTTTTGTCAAAGAAGAGAATAAAAGATTATTAGAAATTAAAAAATTAACAGGACAAGATGTAGAGATATGGGCTGCAGCAAGTGTAGCTAAAGCTTTTGATATTCTAAAGGTTCCTTATGAAAGAACTGCAAAGACTAAAGCTCCTTCTTTTACTACTAACTGGTTACATAACTGTCCTCACCCAATAGCTAAATTAGTAAGAGAGACTAGAGAGATGAATAAGTTTCACTCTACTTTTATTGACTCTATTTTAAGATACGAACACAATGGAAGAATACATGCAGAAATAAACCAATTAAAATCAGACAGTGGTGGAACTGCTACAGGAAGACTTTCAATGAGTAATCCTAATCTTCAACAGATACCTGCTAGAAACAAGGAATTTGGTAAACAAATCAGAGCTTTATTTTTACCTGATGAGGGTAAAAAATGGGGTAGCTTTGATTACAGCCAACAAGAGCCTAGATTGGTAGTTCACTACGCAGCAAGCGTTGATAGCGGTTTTGAGGGCTCCTATGACCTAATAAAGGCCTATGAGGACGACAATGCAGACTTTCACCAAGTTGTAGCAGAAATGGCTGATATACCCAGATCTCAAGCAAAAACGATTAATTTAGGTATGTTTTATGGTATGGGAAAAGCTAAACTTGCACAGCAATTAGGAATAGAGCTTGATGCTGCTAAAGCTATTTTAGAAGCTTATAATTTAAAAGTACCTTTTGTTAAAATGTTATCTAATCGTTGTATGACTACAGCAGATAAGAAAGGTAGTGTGGTAACTATTAAAGGCAGACACTGTAGATTTGATAGGTGGGAACCTAAAACGTTTGGAATACACAAGTCCATGACTAGAGAAGAAGCTGAATCTAAATATGAAAGAGGATCTATTAAAAGAGCAATGACATACAAGGCTCTAAATAGACTAATACAAGGATCAGCAGCAGATCAGACTAAACAAGCGATGTTAGATTGCTATAACAACGGCCACCGGCCACTTCTACAAATACATGATGAACTATGTTTTAATATAAATGGAAAAGAAGATGAAGATAATATTAAAAATCAAATGGAGCATTGTTTAGATGATGTACCAATGAAAGTTCCAAGTAAAGTCGATATTGCAATTGGAGACAACTGGGGAGAAGCAACTTAATGGCTGTAAGAGATATGGCTGTAGGTAAATGCCCTGAATGCTTAGAACCCGCTGTATTTATTCCAACAAGAAGAAAAGATGTTTTTGTTTGTGATGTATGTTTAGAAAAAGTAAAACAACATGTTAATGGAAAAATTAGTTGGTTTAAACTTTCAGATGTTCCAATGGGTGGTCCTATAAAATATTAATGTAGTTTCTTTTTTAAAGAATCTAATTCAACAATACCATCTGCATCATTACAAATATCTTTTAGAGTATGCCAAAAGTCCTTTTCAAATTTAGAGATTTTTTTAAAACCTCCTTTAATAAAAATAACGTTAGAAATAATAACTTCTAATTGTCTAATTTCTTTTATTGTAAAATTAAGTTTTACACCTTTGATTTTTTTTTGAGACATAGATGGCCTAGAGAATATAACGAAAACTTTTAAAATGCTAGTGTTTTGTTAACTAGCTATATCTAATAAACCTTTTTTTGCATCTTCAACACTTTGATCGTTGATTGCAGTTCTTAGGTTTTTAATTTTTATGTCGATCCACTTCATGTCAGTAGTCACTCTACCCTGTGCTAACGCTTGGGTTGCCCACTTGGATTCCAACTGAAGTTTTTCCGAGATTAACTTTTGTAACATCTCTTTTGACCTCCTCAAAGGTTAGAAAAAAAAGATCTGGATTATGAAATCCTGGACCCTCTTTTTCGGTTAACTGCCCTGAATCATAACTCGCACTAAAAGATTCTAAAGCAGCTTTATCGTCTGCGGCTTCCACCGTGTGATCCAAAAAAGCATTTTTATAGTTTGCTTGGATACGATAAAGTTTCATAAGAGTATCTTAGCTGATTTTAGCTAAAAAATCAAGTATTTGGCGAATGTCAAGAGAGGCACTAAATTGTTGTTATTAAACATTAATTGTTGACTTATCTTATCATTACATTATATAGATAAGACAATGATGACAAAAAAAGACATAAACGACTATCATAAATTGATAAAACAATTAACAACTAAAAAGGAAAATAAAATGAAAATAGCAAGCCAAGCTTTTATAACTTTTATAAAAGAAGTAGATAATGTGTTATCTAAAATACATCAAAAAAATATTAGGGGGGATGCGTTAAATCCTGGTGATGATGAATGGATGGCATCAAGAGATAGATTAATGAAAATTAAAATGGGTTCAGATAATAATTTTACATACCCTATTAATTGGAGTGCGTCTGAATTTTTAATTATAGATGAATTAGCATCACGTGAAGATGCTTTAGAAGAACACACTAAATTAAGGGAGTATCAATAATGGGATTTAATTTAGCAATAGGATTGGTATTTATATTATTTTTTCCTAAATTCTTTTTAGCATGTGTAGCTGCAATAGTTGCATTTTTTTTAGGAGTACAATTATGATAATATTTGGCAGACCAATACATCGTAAACATCACAGAAAAATAGTTATTAGTGTTTTATGTGGAGTTCAAATAATTCTTATCTTAACTTTAGGAGTTTATTTATGGTAATGGATTGGAAAACAAGAAAGATAAAAGCAATTAACAAATTATCTAAAAAAAAAGGTTGGAGCTCTAACGACAACAATCCTTATTTTTATTTAGTGCACGAAATATATAAAACTAAAGCAACAACCCCAAAACAATTTAAGGAAGAACAAAATGGACATAAATAAGTGGAAGTCGGTCGCAGTTACAATAAAAACGCACAAAAATTTAACTGCTTTGTGTAATGAAAAAGAAAGGAACCCAGCTAGAATGATTTCTAAGTTGGTTAATGATTACATATCTTTTCAAGCAGATAAAAAAGGTATCTCAGAAGAAAAGTATATGGCTAAATTAATTGGCAAGATGAAAAAGAATGGACATAAACAAAAATAAAATCATTCCATTTGGAGGTGTAAGCCAGGTAGATTTAGTTGAACTAAGTAAACCTGGTATATACTTTTTGTTTAATGATGAGAATAAATTAATTTATATTGGAGAAAGTAATTATCCAATAATTAGAATTTGTGATCATTATTTTAAACATTATAAAAAAGCTAGAAAATTTAAGATGGGTTATCAGCAAAAAGGAATTGGCCCTGTGTTTTCTGGATTTAGAATTATGACAGTTTTAAATGAGGACAAAAGAATTAGACAACATTATGAAAAACGTTACATTAAAAAATTTAACCCAGAACTAAACTATAACTCACAATCGGCTCCGTATGATTTAACTTGCAAAGAGATAAAAGGTTTTATACAAGTTTATGAAGGTTTTTTTAAAGAACAATTTAGTTGGCACAGGTATTTAAATGAACAAGTTTTAAAACAAAGAACTAATTATATAAAATATAAAAATGTATTAAGACGAAGGAGATATTTAGCTACAGGACTATGAAAAAAAAGTTTTTAAAAATAAATAATCTTAAAAGATTTTGTAGATGGTTAGATGTTAGCTCAGTTGCCGTTGAACTATGGGATTTATATAATCCAATTGGAAAAATATATTTAGGATTAGAGAAAAGACAAAAAGCATCTGAAGAAAGAAATAAATTTTGTTTTGAAAGAGCAAAAATTAGGTCTAGTTGGAAACCCACTTATAGTAGATTTGGGCAATACGAAATGGCAAAAAAATTATTAACCTATGTAAGGAGTAGATATGTCAGAGAAAGAGCAAAAAAAGTTAAAGATATGCGAAGACTGCAAGGGGAACGGATATCAAAAGCATCTGTTTGAAGAAGGTAATGTTGAATTGATTACTGATTGTAAACCTTGTAATAATCAAGGAGAAGTTGATGCCAAAAAAAGGTAAAATAGATCAGGCAAATTTAATATCTGCTCTTGAATTGTTGAGTGATAAGTTAAATCCTAGAGAATATGCTAAAGTTACATCTGTTATGTCTATGCTGTTCGTAGGTCACACGTTTGAGTTGTCTGATGATGGTTTTGAATTTGTGAATTTATGTATAAATGTTAAAAAAAAATATCGTAAAAAAGTAGTCAAATCTTTACAAGGAAACGTTATTAGGTTAAAACCTAAACTGTCTTGAGACACTGGGGTGGTGTAGGGAGACTAAAACCACCCCTTGACATTAATCACAATATTTGACAAAGGTATGTTTATGGAGCTAATACATGAACATATCTATAGAGATCCTAAAAATTATGGGTCTAAAAATCGCAGAAAAATTGGTGGAGAAGTCATTGGACCCAGAGATTAGAATTTGGAGAGGAGTCATCTCTATGGCTCTAGAAGACGTCCTAATCACTAACCAGAACAGGACCGAGAGTGTGTTAAAAGGCGAAGCCCATGACTGGTTTTGTAATAATTCTGATGACTTTAAATTTGTATGCAACCAAGCCGAGCTTGAGCCTAAATATGTAAGACTCCGATATTTAAATGCGTTAGAAGATGGTAGAATTAAGTTTACACAGAGACAACATTTGAATATAAAGTATACGAAAGAATATGAAAAACTTAGAAAAGCTACAACTAAAGAACAACGCAAGCAGCATTTTAGAAACATTGAAGCGCTTCGGAAAGCTATATTTGAGTGCCCCTTTGGGTAGTGCGGAAAGACAGTTCTATAAATTTACATACAGAAAGTTTAAAAGAAAATATTCTAATTAGAATCGTTCTAATGTATATTGACACCGGCCACCGGACAAACGGCAATTTTACGCCATTTTATGCATTTAACACTTCTATATAAGATATTTATACCCTTTACCCCCTTAGTACCCCTAGAAAAAGTCTGACATCTGTGACACAACCCTCTTTTTAGTCTATTTACATTGATATACAACACTAATAGCGTGTCACAACACCTTTTTTTCTCTGACATTCTCTGACATCTGTGACACAGAAGTGTCCTTGTGGACAAAGGTGCTAAATGTTTGTATTGTCTTAATTGAGTTAAAAATATCTTATTGAGGATTGAATAATGGCTGCTAAGAAAAACGTTTTGAAAACAATGCATGATTTGACTGCAAAACAAAGAAAGTTTGTGGACATTTATGTGGCTAATTTTGGTAACATATCTAAAACTGAAGCTGCGAGACAAGCAGGCTATGTTGCTAAAGATCCAAGCACTATTGCATCTAAGATAACTAATCCTAATTTAAACCCTCATGTCGTTAGATACATGGAAAAGAAAATAGCTATTGAAAGAAATAAATATGCCAACCCATTAAGATCGTTTAAGCGATTAGAAAAGTATGGCGATGGTGCAGAAAAGAAAAACCAATTTGCGGCAGCAATTAATGCTGAATATAGATCTGGGCAATTGGCTGGAATGTATATTGATAAGAAAGAAATTACTAACAATACATTAGAGGGAATGAACCGTGAACAACTTGAGAAAAGGTTATCCGAACTTGAAGCCAAAATTGGAGAAGCCAAAAACATCATTGACGTTACGCCAGAAGAAATTACTAGCGAGTAATGATTTCTTTACTGTGTTTAACGAAGTTCATAACTCTCATTTGAAAACAATGAAGTCTAAAATAGGTAACGTGGAGGTAACTACAAATGAAGAAGAAGAAAATAAGTAACAAAATATATAAAAAAACTTTTCCATTAAATCTTAAAAAACTTGGCAACAAGATTGAAGATTATCCTTTTGTAGAAATAGCTTGGCTTGATATTGAAGGGGATGCCGGCTGGTCCAACACTAAATTATTAAAACTTGAAAAGTTGCCTACATGTGTTTCTAAAGGTTATCTTGTGTCTCAACAAAAAGGTGTGACTAGAATTTTCACTGACTACATTAAGACTAAGGACAAGGATACTTTCGAAGATATTGGTAATACAACTTTAATTCCTACAAGTGTTATTCAATCTATAAAACAACTTCATTAATGAGTATAATTATATATTTAAACGATTTGTATCATATAATACCTGTAACAAAGGAGATGTTAGTGGGTATACCAGTAGAACAATGGGGTAAGGATTTGTTTGAAATGTGTAAAGTTTTAAGAGAATATTTAGTCTATGAAGGAGTCTTTATGGGGTGTACCTTGTCTTGAATAAATGGCATTAAAAAAACGTGAGTCGTTGTTGTTTCAACGAATAAAAAAACATATAAAAAAGATACATTTTACAAGGATAGAAAGCGATACTATTCAAGGTATACCTGACATTCATGGGTGTGGTAATGGTCATTCTTTTTGGATAGAAATGAAGTCTACAGAGGACAAGTTTCCTATCCTGTCTAAGTTCCAAATGGCATGGTGTTATGAATACCAAAGACATGGAGGTGTCGTTTTCGTGCTGCATCAGGCCCTCTCGCACAGAGCTTTGAAACTTTACAGAGTGGCCGGTGAGGTGGATCCCTCGTCCGCATCCTCGTTTTCTCGTTCCCTCGTTTTATTATTAACTCTCACCGACCCGGTGCCTGGTGAGAGCTGGCAGCTCCTGAGGAACCTGCTGGTAAATAACTCTTGACATAAGTCGGATCCTCGTTTAATACTAAAGAAATTTGTGTGTTCGCATACATATTTCCTTTCGCTCCTGGCCAGTCTTCATCTGCTGGCACAGGGGTTTAAATCCTCGTTTTCCATTCCTCGTTTCTAATCCTCGTTTGAGTTATATCTCCTGAGCCCCCTGCAGCTGGGCATCCTGAGCTGGGCACTGGCGTCCACAGAAGAACCTGTGTCCTGTGAGGATTACCAATTCCTCGTTCCTCGTTTGTGAGGCACCACTCCTCACCGATCCATTACCATCTGGAACCAGCAGCTCAGGATCCTGTTTTATCCAGCTCAAAATAAAAAAAATAAAAGCTTGACATCTAGACCAAGACATCTTATCTATAATGGGATGACACATATATTAATATTTATCACAGCGTATGTCGGCTTACTATTAGCGACAGGTGTGATTTACTTTTGAAAGGAAAATATGACTATAAGTAAAAAACTAATACAACAGATGAACGAATACTACGGAACAGAATATATTAAAGTAGAAGAGGACAAACCTAAAGAAGACAAAGTATACGCACTGACAGGTGCCAAGGGCACACCATGCATCGCCAACGGTAACACATGGAAAGAGTCGGAGGTGAAAGATGACTAGCACAATTAAAGAATGGTTAACTGAAGGAGAGAAGGAAGAAAGTTTTCTAATCTCAGACATTGCGAAACACGGCTGCGCCGGTGGCATCGGGGGCCTGATCTATTACAACGAGACGTCCTCGTTTTATGATGATCATGAGGATGAGATTTGGCAGGTCCTAACAGACACCGCGGATGCAGCTGGGATCAAGAATGGCCTGCAGCTCTACAACATTTGCAAAGACCCTTCCTCGTTGACGATACTGAAGAACGACCTCGTTTGGTTTGCCGTTGAAGTACTGGCTCAGGAATTAGATGATTCAGCACGGGAAGAGAAGCTGGCTGCTTTCGATAAAGAGGTAGAAGCTTGTTCCTAATTGCATTCCTCGTGTTCTTTTCAATACTTTATCCAGAGGCGACCTCGTTCCTCGTTTGGATCTCCGTGGCACTGCTGGTGATGGGTACTACAGGAGCTGGGGACTGGGGAGCTGGGGCGTCAGAGCAGGTGAGATATTGGTGGAAAATATGGTGAAAATAATGTTTGACATGTATCCCATCTATGATAAGCATAAGGATATTAACTAACAAAGGAGATGAACATGGGTTTAGACATGTATGCCTACAAGACCAAGAATGTTGTTGAAGATAAAAAAGAAATAAAAGACGACAACAGAGAGGAGTTGGCTTATTGGAGAAAGCACAACCGATTACATGGTTGGTTTCAAAATAAGTTTGTTGAACAAAATCCTTATGGGGACAAAGAGTTTAATTGTGAAAGACTTTGGCTCAACGAAGGTATGATTGACGAACTCGAGCAAGCTATAGAGGGCGAACTCTTGCCTGAAACATGTGGGTTCTTTTTCGGCGAAGATAGTTATGACTATGATGACGAGGAAAAGAAAGAGCAGAAGGCTTACGATTTAGGCTTTGTCGAGAAGGCTAGAAAAGTAGTAGAAAAAGGCGAGTGCGTTTATTATACTTGTTGGTGGTAAATCCTCGTTTCTCGTTGGCTATGCTTTACGCATAGCCAACGGCTATTCCTTAACGGCTGGCGCTGGCGTGCCAGAAATTAGGGAACGGCTTAACACGTTCGGTGTGTGAATCTTTTGAGTAGCTCCTGTTGGGTTCACACATCTCTATACCTCGTTCCTCGTTTGCTATGCGTTCGGTTAGTAAACTACTTCTTCCTTTAGGGACTGGCACCTGGCGATTTTGCTTTCGCACATTATTCTAAATTTTTTATTGCTAGACCAAGAGGAGTGTGATACACAAAAGGAAAAGGAGATAACATGACAGACCAAACAGATAGACTAATAGAAGAAGTACAATCAAGCAACAAGGCGATTGAACATGAGAACATAAAGAAACAAAATCACAAGCTGAAGCGATTGCTCGCAGAGATGTGTATGCACGCAGATGAGGACACACCATCAGAACATAGGACTAGACATTTCACAAGCACTATGAATACCTCGTATGACTACTTGCATGAGATAGGACATCTAAAAGAACCCAACAAAAAGCAGGAGGAACAATGCTGATCCTCGTTGTAATCCTCGTTGTAGCCTCGTTTGTTGTATTAGACTAACCCCCAGCACCAGTGCCCAGCACCAGTGCCCAGCACTAAAACTTCTTAAATATAAAAACCCTCACTAAAAATCAGTGAGGGTTATTCACAAGCACATCTAAATTAAATTAAAATAAAGTTTATTTTTTTGTATCAATCTTTGTAAAAATCTTTATCTTATCCAGATAAGATAAATTATTATCTTATAAATTAATAAAACAATAAGGAAATAAAAATGCAAAACGCAAAAAAAACAAAAGCTAACGCAGTGAGCAAGGCAGATGTTAGAGTGCTTAAAGCATACATCAATCAAGCTTACTTACTTAACAAGTATCAAACTTTAAAAGCAGATACTAAAGAAGTTGTGAAAGGTATCTTTGATAGACTTAAACAAAACGTCTACATCATTGATAACAGTTCTTACATTCAAAAGATTGAACGAACTCAAAGAAGATTTGATAGTAAGTCATTTATTGAACACGTTAAAAACAGTGGCGATTATAAATTGCAGTTGTTGGTTAATGGCTTTTATAAACAAATAGAAACGCTTGAGTTCAAGCCTTTCAATGATACATTAGAAAAAATAAAGAAAGGAAATACTAATGCCAAATAACAATGACAATAATAACTTACCATCTAAATTGTTTTCAACTATGCTTGATAAACATTTAGGCAACGACATTGATAATAGTAAAATCCAATCGTTGATGAGTGATGACAAGTTCAAGTCGCTTAACTATGAAATACTTTATAAGTTCATGGAAAGTGCAGTTGAGGAATTTATATTGCTTAACAATGGCAACCCATTAGTTGATGATTTTAGAGAGAGAATATTCTCTAAAATGGGTGATGTAATGAACTTACTTATGGGCAACCAACCACCTAGAAACGACTAACAACTCTCTCATGGTGGCGACTAGGTCGCCACCATTCCCCACCTCAATAGAGGTACCAAACCCCCACAAAAACTCTTACCTGTACAGGCTTACCCCCACCCCTCTTATTTGGCGTATTATGGTACCTGACGCTTGCCTTTACAATCAGGAATACACATGTATAAACTATCAATTACTTATGAGTCTCGATACACTAACAAATGATCAATTAAGAGATCGTGTAGAACAAGCCTACATTCAACATATTAAGTTATGTCAAGATAATTTTTTATATTTTGCTCAAGCAGTTTGGCCAGATTTTATTTGTAGAAAAGAAAAGGACCCAAAAAAGTGGGGCCACCATCAACATATTGCTCATGAGTTAACTAAAATTGCAGGGGGAAAACAAGGAAGGCTCATTGTGAATATGCCACCCCGTCATACAAAATCTGAATTTGCATCTTTTTTATATCCGGCTTGGTTTATAGGGAAGTACCCTAAGAAAAAAATTATGCAAGTTTCACACAACGCTGAACTAGCTGGTAGATTTGGTTCCAAAGTTAGAAACTTAATTGATAGCCAGGAGTATAAAGAAATTTTTGGAGATGTTAAACTTCGAGAAGACAGTAAAGCAAAAGGCAGGTGGGAGACTAACCATGGCGGTGAGTACTTTGCAGCGGGTGTTGGCGGATCTATCACAGGTCGAGGGGCCGATTTGCTTATTATAGATGATCCACATACAGAGCAAGATTCTTTATCTGACTCTGCTATGGAAAGAGCGTACGATTGGTATTCATCAGGACCCAGACAGCGTTTACAACCAGGTGGTTCCATATTGTTAGTAATGACTCGTTGGGCTCAAGATGATTTAACAGGAAGGCTCGTCAAAGCACAAAGTGAACCTAAAGCTGATAAATGGAAACTTATAGAATTTCCTGCAATCCTAGATAGTGGGAATCCTGTATGGCCTGAGTATTGGTCATTAGAAGAATTAGAAGGTGTTAAAGCATCTATTACACCTAGAAACTGGAACGCACAATATATGCAGGACCCAGTTGCTGAAGAAGGTGCCATCATTAAAAGAGATTATTGGGTCCCCTGGAAAGGAAAAGTCCCTGCTTTAAAACATGTTATCCAAAGTTATGATACTGCATTTTCTAAAAAAGAATCTGCCGACTACAGTGCTATTACTACATGGGGAATATTTGAACCTACTCCAGAAGATAGTTGTTTAATTTTACTTGATGCTGAAAAAGGTCGTTGGGATTTTCCAGAACTTAAAGCTGTTGCTTTTGAAGCTTATAAATATTGGGAACCAGAGTCAGTTATTGTGGAAGCTAAGGCTAGTGGACAATCTCTAATACAAGAATTAAGGCGTGCTGGTATTCCAGTAATTGATTTCATACCTACAAAAGGTAAAGATAAGCATGCTAGAGTTAATGCTGCTTCTCCTGTATTTGAATCAGGAATGGTGTTTTATCCAGATGGAGCTCATTTTGCCGAAGAAGTAATAGAGGAATGTGCAGCTTTTCCTTTTGCTCAACATGACGACTATGTCGACAGTACCACACAAGCTGTGTTAAGATATCGACAAGGTAACTTTATATCAACCTATATGGATGAACCAGAAGGTATGAAAATTGAAAGAGACTATAAATATTATTAGGAGATTATTATGAAAGATTCAGTAGACGTTTCATACTTTGGTGAAAAAGCTATGAAGAAGTATAAAAAATATAAAGATTCAAAAGAAACTCAACTACATTCTAAGACAGAAAAAGAAGGAAAAGAAAAAGCAAAAAGTAGAACTCTAAGTGAGATGTCTCAAGAGGAAGGTGTTACACCTAAATTTAATCATGGTGGCGAAGCAGTGGTACAAGGAGTAGGTATTGCTATTAAAGGTACAGGGTTTAAAGGAGTCTTTTAGTGGCCGAACAATTTCTAAATACAAATACCTTTCTTGAACAAATAAGAAAAGGTTCTACTCCATTGACTAAGGAGGATACTTCTATTGTTGTAGATGATAAACGGCCTTCGGCCGTTGGCGGAATAGCAGCACTGGGTGCTACTGCACTAGGTACCGCTTTAATTGCAAAAAGAATTCCAGGTGCTAGAAACTTTTTTAAGTCTCCAAAGCCAAGTAGTAATGTTACTTACACTCCAAACAAAACAGTATCAGATTCAGCTGGCGACAGTTTAACGGCCACCGGCCAATCACAAGAATTAATTTTAAGTCCTTCTAAAGCTTTAGTACCAATGTCCTCTCGTTCTAAATTTGGTGAAGTACAAAACATTCCTTTCACACAAGGAAAAGGTTATGGTGACACTAATCCAATTGTGGGTTCAGCAACTTTTGATAGAATTAAAGAAGCACAATTTGATTCTGCTCCGGCAGAACAATGGATTAAGTGGTTAGGAAAAGCAAACAACCCACAACTTAAAGTTAACTCTGGTCCGTTGACCGGTGTCTCTCGTAGAGTAACCGCTGACGAGTTAGATGAACTTAATATGATAAAATTAAATAAAGACGGTAAACCTGAATCAGGATTCTTAAAAATCGCAATGGATGAGAAACTACCCGTAGACAGAGATACTTTATTAGACATGGTAAAAAATTCTCCAATCAATGATTTAAAAACATTAAGGTTAGGAGTTAGAGGAAACCCGACAGAAGAAGTTTTAGAACTTACTAATAATTTTAAAAATGTAGCAATTAAACAAGGGCTACAGGACACCGGCACAACTCAATCTATTTTAAATAATTTAAGAGGGCTAGCTAGAACAGCAGATAATCAAATGAATCCTATGGATGCAGACGCTATAAGAATATTACAAAATGATTTAAGAGATCTAGCAGGAGAAGCATCAGACCCTGCTGCGTTCGCAAATATATTAGTTAAGTTAAATAGAACTACAGGAGACTATAATCAGTATAGTAAAAAAGTAGATCTTCCAAACGGTTTAAAATTTAGAAGAGATAAAGTAGGTAAAAATAATTTTTACCCAACTTATAAAAATCAAACAGGGTATGCTTTAAGAGGTGGAGAAAATTATACTGAAGACGTAATTTATTATGGCAAAAGATTACCTAATGTTGACGGAGGAAAATTTGCAACGGGTGGCGGAAATCCTCATTTCATAGATAATGAAATTGGTTTTATTAGATACGATGATTTACCTAATCCTAAACTTGGAGGTAACAAAAGACATTTAAGAGTAAGTGAGGCTCAAACAGATATTCACTCGGAACAATTTTCAGCTAATAAAAGTAGTAGAGAAAATTATTTTAAAAATAGAATTAATCCTTTCAACACAGAAACTTCAGTTAAGATTCTTAAAAAACAAAGAGATGAGTTAATGGAGAAGGCTGCTCCTTTTAGAGAAATTGGTAGAGGGATTGCAGGATTGACTAGAAAACAGCAACAAGAATTAGCTAATGTGAATTACAGGATTTCTCAAATAGAAAAATCTGCTGCAGGTAAGTTATTACAAAGAGGAACTATCGAACAAACTACAGCCGCTCCTTTATCTAGATCTTGGCCAGATTATGTAGCTAAGAACTTACTTAGAACAATGGCAGAAAGAAACATTAACGCTGTATCTATAATACCTTCATCAATGAATAAAGGAATTAAAATGCCTGGTGGTAGTATGATAGGAGATGAGATTAATTATGGATTAATGGATGGAACTACTATTATGAGAACTGCTAGTGGTGAGATTAGAAAAACAAGTTCTCTTGCAACTATGGTAGCTCCTTTTAAAAAAATTGCTAATCAATATGGAGCTAAATTTGAAATGTTTCCTATGCCTAAATCTAATCCTAATAAAAGATTTAAAGTTGTAGAAGAAATAAGCACTAGAGATAATTCTGAGTATTTAAAAAACATTAAAGACGGTAGAGCTACTTATACTTATAAAGACGGAGATAACTATGTGTTTCAAGAGCATATAGGAGCTTCAAATACTTTAGATGAAGCAGAAGAATTATTAAAAATATCTTCAGGAGACAGAGGTAAACTAAGAGTAATTGAAATGGGTCCAGACGAACCTAGATTATATGAAACAGTTCCTACTTTAATTGCAGATGACCAAGTATTAAAGAAATTTTTGTTGCCTATGAAAGCTTATATGAACGCAGGTGGTTTTGTAGACAATACTAATATATTTAAACCACTATTATAGATTTTTAAGTAAATTTGCTTTACAATGTGGCGATAAACCTATAGGAGATAACAATGAAGAAGAATATGAAAAGAGCACTTGCAGCCGGTGTTATTGGTATGCTTGGTTCTAAAATGGCAGGAGCGGGAACAGGCTCTGCTTTAATGAGACCAAACATGAGAAACATCGCTGGAGAAAAGAAAAAAAGCATTTTAGAAAAGATTTTAAATATGGGTCCAGGAAGAAATGCAACATCTAGTAAAGGCGGAACGTTAGCAAGTAAAGTACTAGGAAGTAATGGTTTTGGCTTAGGAGCTATGGACGGAGCTAAATACGGTAAAATGATCAAAGCTAACAAAGGTACTTACGTAAAAGCATCTTGTAAGTTAGGAAGAAACAAGCCAACTAAAATAACATAATAATTTATGGCTATTGAGACCGATAATCCAATTGATGAAGAAATTGATATTGAGGAAGAGGCAGTTGTTTCGTTACCTGAAGATGGTGAAGAAGAAGTAGCTGAAGAAACCGAAGCAGAAGATTTTTTTGCAAACGTTGCAGAAACAATTGATGACAAAGCTTTACAACAGTTAGCGTCTGATTTAATTTCTGAATATGATTCTGATAAAGAATCTAGAAAAGATTGGGAAGACACTTATAGAAATGGTTTAGATCTTTTAGGATTTAAATACAAATCTACTACACAACCTTTCAAAGGAGCAAGTAATGTTACTCACCCTTTGTTATCGGAAGCCGTAACACAATTCCAATCACAAGCTTATAAAGAACTCTTACCTTCTGATGGTCCAGTAAAAACTAAAATTGTTGGATTACAAAACGAAGAAGTTGAAGCACAATCTCAAAGAGTAAAAGATTTCATGAACTATCAAATCATGGAGAAGATGGAAGAGTACACTCCAGAGTTTGATCAGTTATTATTTTATTTACCTTTAGCAGGATCTGCATTTAAAAAAATTTATTATGATTCTCTTTTAGAAAGAGCAGTATCAAAGTTTGTTCCAGCAGAAGATTTAGTAGTACCTTATTACGCAACTGATCTAAAAGATGCTCCAAGAATTACTCACGTTTTAAAACAATCAGAAAACGACTTACTTAAAAAGATGGCTTCAGGATTCTACATGGAAGTAGACTTAATGAAACCTCAAAAGAAAGAAGACAAAATTCAAGATAAATACAATGAACTAGAAGGGATTAAACCTGTTGAAACTAACGACTATATCTACAATGTTTTAGAGATGCATGTTGATTTAGATTTATCTGATTATATTTCAGAAGGTGAGGATTCTTTAGGAATTAAAATTCCATACATTGTAACAATAGAAGAATCTACAAGACAAGTTTTATCTATATATAGAAATTACAATAAAGATGATTCTAAATTCACAAGAAAAGAATATTTTGCACACTTTAAATTTTTACCAGGATTAGGTTTTTATGGTTTTGGTTTAATTCACATGATCGGTGGCCTGTCACGAACAGCAACTACTGCTTTAAGACAGTTATTAGATGCTGGAACGTTATCTAACTTACCTGCTGGATTTAAATCTAGAGGAATGAGAATTAGAGATGATGACCAACCTATTCAACCAGGAGAGTTCAGAGACGTAGATGCACCTGGCGGAAATATTAGAGACCAGTTTCAGTTACTACCTTTTAAAGAACCCTCAGCTATTTTATTTAACCTTTTAGGTTTTTGTGTAGATGCAGGAAGAAGATTTGCATCTATTGCAGATAACCCAACTGCTGATATGAATTCACAAGCACCTGTTGGAACTACAATTGCTCTTTTAGAAAGAGGTTCAAGAGTAATTAGTGCTATTCATAAACGTTGTTACTATGCAATGAAGCAAGAATTTAAGTTATTAGCTAATGTAATTTCAGAATATTTACCTCCTGAGTATCCTTATTCAGTTTATGGAGCAGAAAGAGTTATAAAATTATTAGATTTTGATGAGAGAGTAGATATTTTACCTGTTGCAGATCCAAATATTTTCTCAATGTCACAAAGAGTGACGTTAGCACAGACACAATTACAAATAGCACAGTCAAATCCTCAACTTCATAACTTACACGAAGCTTATAGACGTGTTTATGAAGCTTTAGGAACAAAAGAAATACCTCAATTATTAAAACCAGAGGTAAAACCTATCCCAGAAGATCCTGCAATGGAAAATATGAAAGCAATGCAGATGAAAAGTCTTGTAGCTTTCCCAGAACAAGATCATGATGCACACATAGCAGCCCATTCAGCGTTTATGAGAACTAGAATGGTTCAAATTAACCCTACTGTATACGCAAATCTACAAGGACATATTTCTCAGCACGTATCTTTAAAAGCAAGTGCTGAAGTTCAACAAATGATGCAGCAAAATCCTCAAATGATACAGTTATCACAAGAAAACCCTCAAGCATTCCAAAATATGCTTAATTCAGAGATAGCTAAACGTGTAGCACAGATAACTTCTGAGTTAGCTCAAGCAGAAATGCAAGCAGATGGAGCTAAACAAGACCCAATTGTAATGTTGAAACAAAGAGAGCTTGATTTAAGAGCTATGGATTTACAACGTAGGTCTCAAGAGGGTACAATCAAGATAGAAAACCAAGAAGACCAATTTGAAGACAGATTGGACTTTGATAAAATGAAATTAGAACAAAACGATGACCAGTCAGATGCAAGACTGGAAGTTGCACGTGAAAAAATGGAATTAAATCAAAAGAAACAGGAGAAAAAAAATGGGTAAGAAATTAGGATTAGACAAACTTTATAAAAGTATTGGAGTTTTTCCAACAACAAGTAAGTTTAAGGAAAGATCATTAAAATTAAGAGCAGGAAATCCCAGTAAACTACCTAGTAGT